ATTACCGCTAGTAGAAGCATCCATAAGACCAATCCAACCAACAGTACCCCAACTACCACTAGCTTGAGGGAAAGTACAATCAGCGTTGGATAAAGATACGCCATTAGAAGGTGCGCCAAAAGTAACTGAGGTGCGAGCATAAGAGCCTCCTGATACTTCTGTACCTGTGTTAGCATCTGTAGGGTCGCTTGTGTATAACGCTACATAGATTGTAGATGGTGCTGTGTAAGTTGTGCCACGAATCGTTCCGTTAATTAGAGCGTTCTCTAAGTAATTGCTCATTTCTGCCATGATATGTCCTTATCGTAAAGATGTTGTAATTGCAATTGGCGATCCTGAGTATTCGCCTTGATCGTCTGATACCGTTAATGCAGCCAACCCTCTATCATACATCTGCGCCCAAGTAGCTAAACGAGCATCATTCATTATGTAAGGTTCTGCTTCACCTAAAGCGCCATAAAGTAGTAAGTCTGGGCAGTTAGCCAAGAATACGTTTGATGGGTTTGTGCTGCTTAGGTACGGTGGCGCTGCATAGTACATCATCTGCAACGTATAGTTTGTGTCTGGAGCTGGTGCGAACTGAAATTCTTGCGCCAAGATTGTGTATTGGCGTGGAAGACCTACAGATGTAGACCATGTGTTTCTGTAAAAGTTACTTGGTGAGATGTACTCAACTACCTGTATAGGGTTTGTGTTGATATGCAAGTCACGCATCTGCAAGAAGTCTGACGGCAACTCAACTGTGCCATCGTCTGCTGTAGTCGTTGTTGTTACTACCTTTAGCATCTGACGTAAACGCAATTCTCTGCGTAAACGAGTTTCTGCTAACTGAATGAAGTCTGGAATTTGAGCAGTTAAATCAGTACGAGCTAAGTAACTAGCAATTGTACTCTGCAGGTCTGAATAATTTGTTATGCTCATACAGTTCCCATTCGTGTTCTGAATACCTGATTATCAGGATTGTTTAGGAAAGCCTTAAAGCGATCCATGTCTAATACTTGAAATCCACGAGTAATGCCTTGTTTTTCCAAGTCTGTAAATACTTCTAGTGGAATTGATGCTACTTTGTTCTGTGGTGCGAATGCGTTATTGCCATCCCAACCTTTGCGATCTAAAGACTGTGCGTACAATGCCTTGTTATGTTCAAGGATTGCGCTAATATCTTGTTTTCGTTCAATAATTAACTTATCACCATCGTCAATGAATGATGTAGTTGAAATTCCGTTGTTTATCGTTTTATCCATATGTAGAGAAGGGAGATCCGAAGATCCCCCTATCCTTAATACTAGGTCAAGTCAGCAATGATACCGTGAGCAGCTTGGTTCTTAACTTCTAGTGTGTACTCTACTAAAAGTTCAGTATTTTCGCTGTCACCTGTTTTAGCCAATTCTAAAGTTTGGAATGGGCGTAGGTATGCAACTGCAGCCATCTCTGGATCTAACAAGAATGCAACATCATCGTTGTCTGTGTTAGGGATGAAACGGTTAGGAACGATTTGGATGATACCGAAATCAGAAACATAAACGTCAGCAGCATTAACGATTTGAGCTTGTTGTGAAGCTGGAACATCACGGAAGCGTGTAGCAATGCCTGTGAATGTTGATGCAACTACTTTTTGTGCTGGAGTTACCAACAACATTGTAGGTGAACCACCGTTTGTGTATGCTGATTGGATTACTGTGTTCAAGATTGTTGATGTGAACGCACGATCTGTACCAGTTACACGAGCTGTTGTACCTAAGTTACCAGCAGTACCACCACTACCACCTGAGTAGTTGCTGTTTAACCATGTTTGCAAGCCACCTAATGTACGAGCAGTAGTAGAACCGTCACCTGCAGCAGCAACTTGGTTGCTCAACAAGATTGATTCCATGTCACGTTTCAATTCAGCAGAAGCTTTAGCTAATTGGTAAGCTTTTTCTGAACGACGGCCAGCTTTGTTTACAGCTTCCAAAGTACCAGAGATCTTAACAACTTTGTTAGAGATTTGTGTACGGTTACCAACACGAACTGTAGGAGCAAGAGTAGATGAACCAGCATCTGCACCCTCGATTACAGCGTTTGATGTGTTTACAGCAGATAAGCTGTCAGTTTGCCATTCGTGAAGAACAGCAGTAGCAGATGTTTTGCCAACTGAGTTCATGAATGGTGTATCTGTTGGAGAGATGTTATAAATTACGTTAGATAAATCTTCACGTTGACCGATAGCGGTATAGGTTTGATATGTAGCCATGTTAATTCCTTAAATAAAGTTTTCAAACAGTTTGGCAGCATCACGGACACGGCCAGTCTGTTTAAGTTGAATTGATTGGCGCTTGACTTGTTCAGATGTCGCAGGTTTTACGCTGTTACCACTCTTCAATGTCTTAGGCGCTTCGCTAACCCTTTTGTTTACATTAGGTTTAGCTTGTTGTAATTTGTCGTATAACATTGCCTTATGCAACGCCACAACTTGACGAGAGTCACGAACCATTGATAGCTCTTCATCAGAGAAGCCTAGATTAGTTTTTGCGAAGCTTCGCAATTCTGATCGTAGTGCCTCACCCTTAACTGGATCAGTATATTCTGGTAGCACTTTAGCCAACTGTTCAGCTTGTTGAGCTAAGTATCCTTGCATCTGTTGAGCGTATTCCGCTTGTTGCTGTTCAGCAATGCGTTGACGTTCTAACTGTACTGCTTGGAGTTGCTCTCGCTGTTGTTGTTTTTCTGCTACTCGTACTGCGTAACCAATAGGATCTGATTCCTTGAGATATTCCAAGTCCTCATTTTGCTCTGGAGAGTTCAGCAATTGCTCCATTGCTTGCAATCGTTGGGCATAAGCATCTCGTAAATACTTAGCTTCTTCGATGGCCTTTGCTTCAGCTTCTAGAACCTTGCGCTGTTCGGCCACTTGTTGCGTTTTCTTAGTGTAATCAGCACCTTGTTGTGCAAGTGATTTAAGTTCGCTTAAAGTTAGCTCTTTGTCTTCACCAGCTACCTTGACAGAATAGGTTTGTTCAACTTCTTCTTCTGGTTCTTCTGACTCAAACTCAGGCTCTTCTTGCTCACCTTCATCTTGCCAATCTTGTTGCTCATCATCACTAACTAATTCTTCTTCTGGCTGTTCTGGTTGAGCTTCTACTTGCCCTTCGGGTGCTTCTGCTGCATCCATGAAACCTAAGAAAGAATTTGCTGCATCTTGTACGGTTGTACCTTGCGACTGGTTTTCACTCCCGTTAGGGTTGGTGTTTTCCATTTTGATAATTTCCTTTATCTATTCCAATGTAAAATCAACTTACATTAGAGCTGCACCTCACGGTGTTAGCTAAAAAACTGGTTGTTCAGTTAGAAATCAAAAAATCTTCCAGCGCTTTTCGTTAATCTTACGCTGATCTGCCATTGATTCAATATGTGCTAAGACATCTTGGATCGCACTTAGTTTAGTATATGCAGCCTCACGTTCTTGAATATCATGCTCCTTAGAGTTGATGATTCTGTTTAGCTGAACTTCCTGTAATTCCTTAAATACTGTGGCAAAGTGTTCGTCATTGATGAGATTGTTTGCCCAATCAGATTTAGTCATTTATAAGTATCGCCCTGCTCCACTAGATGGAGCTTGTGTTGTCGTTGTTGAAACTGGTGTAGGCATAGCGCCTAGTAATCCACCCATAAATCTGCCAGCACCTGCATTACCTTGTGGCATTGCTGCCGTCTGTTGCATTGCGCCTTGCATATCTGGGAACATATCAGACAATGATGGCACGTTATATTGATAAGGCTGTCTGTTACCAATCAAAGCATCCACTACTGATCGTTTACCTTGACTAATACCTGCAACATTACCAGTAAACGGTTTGTACATCTTACCATCTACAGTTAATAATCCTTCTGGTTCTGCTGCACGAGTATTCGTGTTGCTCATTCCGCCAAAAGCTGGATTGCTGTATGCTGGCTGCCCCATTCCCATGTATCCAAACTGGTTGTAAAGATTGTATGTCTGTACTGGTGGCGTGTATGCAGAATAATACTGGCCTGTCGTTGGTTCTAAATAGTAACCAGTAGAATCTTTAGTTAGTGCCATTTATATCACCTTTCGACATATCATGCAATTGTTTAATGGCCTTCATAACAGCATCCATTTGATTTGTTTGCGTTTCTTTGTCCATTGCCTGAGCTTCAAGCTGCAATTTAAGTTCTTTTAGTGCAAGCTCTGCGTTGTCTTTAGCAGATTTTTGCTCTAGCTCTAATTGCTTGCGAGCGTTATCAAGTTCCATCTTCTGACGGTCAAGATCATTCTTAGCCGCATCAGACTGAGCTTTAAGTTCTGCCTTAGCTTGCTCAACTTGTGCGTACATCTTAGCAGCCTCGCTTGTAGGATCTGCTGGTGCTTGTGAAGCTTGCTCTGCAATTTGTTGCTCAACTTCTGGCGTAATCTCATTGATAAACGCTGTTGTATCCTTGAAGCCAGCCATCTCAATCATGCGGCCAAGTGTCTTACGGTACTGAGTCACAGTCACTAATGGGTTATTAGCGCCATACTTGCCAATGATCTCTTCTTGTTTTGCAAGAATCATCTGCAGCATGGCAATCTGTTCTTGACGGTTACCGTTACCCAAGCCTACGTTAATTGTTACGTCATATTGGTTAGACCACTCACGAGGATCGTAGTTTACCCATTGGCCACGCATTCGCACCGTACGAGGTTGATTTTGGTACTTGCATAGTAACTGTAGGATTCCCTTAAATAAGCTCTTCACGCCTGTTTCTGCAAAGATACGAGCCATTAGCTCAAGCTTTCCTGCTGATTGTGTAGTCATTGCTGCAACAGCAGTCGCAGATACGTTCTGAAGTACGTTAGGATCTAGTCCTTGTTGCATATCAGACACGCCTGTACGCTTGGCCATAGATGCATCTAAGTATTCCATCATAGGGAATGACTGACCAGCAGTAGATTGTACGGTTAATGGTACGATTGCGTTAGGGTTCTTCATGCGAACCACGCCACCTGCTGTAGATGTCAATAAATCGTCAAGATTTACCTGACCTTCGACTGCACCAACACGATAATTGTTAGTTAGGTACAGATTGTCTAGCATCTGACGTAAAATTGTGGATTTTTCGATCTGAATATCCATTGTTCTGTCGGCCAATGACTGACCAAAGAACAGATGTGGGATAGGAATAGGGCAAAGTGAATGGAAAGGTACATAATCGCACTCTTCATTCGATAAGATTTCGTTGCCAGCAAACATAACCTTACGCATCTCTGGAATACCGTCACCATCTGTGTCAATCTTGATGTAGCACTCGAAAACTTCTACGTCATTAGTGATTGCATAGTCAGGCAATTCATCACGATCATAACGTGCCAAGCGTTCTGGGCTGTATTCTAGGCGGTCACCAGCAGGAATACGCTCGACAACCTCTTTGCTAAAGCCCATTGCTACTAAGTCACCACGATCAACCATCCTACGATGTGCTACGAACGGTGAATCAGCAATAGTGCGAGCATCTTTAGAGATTAGGAACTCTTCTGGTGGTACATTCTCAATAACAACTCGGCTGTTATCATCTGTACGTTGTATTGTAATGTTATGTGTGCTGTATGGAATGCCATCCATGCCAATAGTTGTGTCTGTTTGCTGTGCTACAACCTCAAACTCGCCATCCATCAATAGCATGGTTAGTTCGTCATCGGTCAATCCTTTGTATTTCTCTTTGGTGATGTCTTTCTTTTCGCTCCAGTAAGCCTTAACAATACCTACCTTTTGGAGTAACGCATCCTTGAACCAGTTATGCAGGATCAAGAAGCCATCGTTATCTTTATAGAACACCCAGTTAGCCATGTCTGAAGCTTGCTCAGCCAATGGTTCATCACCATCACGGACTGGCTCAAACTGCACAGCATCTTCGTTAGATGTAAATACACGGATTAATTGTGGCAAAGCGCCATCTACAGCCTCAGCTACCTCGCCAGTTACGACTGCAGATCTACCATCGACCTCATTGCCGTATGGCTTACGAAGGTAATACTCCATCGCCTCAGCACGTTGAGCAACCGTTTCGGTTTCAAGATAGCCAATGGCATTATCAATCTCAAGCTGACACTTATTTAAAATTTCTTCATCTGAAAGTTTAGCCATTACACCACCCATTTATTATTTACATTAATTGGTTTACCCCAATCGGAGTCAACCTCATTCAATCCAATTGCCAAGTACCTGAAGCTGTCAGCATAGTGTGATGCCCAGTCATGCAATGGCGTATCAAAGAATACGTTACGCTTCTCATCGAACACTCTGCGATAGTTTCGTAGTGCAGACAGACCTTGCTTTGTGCCTTCAGCATCGAACCAGCAACGAGGCAATAAACGTCTTACCGCCTGAATGCCGTCAGCAACTGACAGGCTTGGTGCTATTGTAACATCTAGACCAGCTTCCATTAGAACCTCTTGCCTAGACTTACCACTACTCATCTCACGAACTCTTACGTCATGAGGCAATATCTGTTGTCCTTTGTCGTAGCCCTTTTCACGCAGCCAGCTAACATAATAATCTAGGCCAACGCCATGATTCTCAGTTGCATCAATTAGCTGCACTTCTTTACCTACGATTTGTGCTACCCATATACAAGTGCTATCGCTAACACCCAAATCCCAACTGCATACAATGCGAGCAAGGCTGTCGTAAGGTATCTTAGTAATTCTGTTTTGCTCATCCGCTTCATTGAGTAACTGTCCGTAATAAGCGCCTTCTACTGGTGCATCGAAGCTGCATTCAAACTCTTGTCTGTATTTATCCTCGCCCATCTCGGCTTTAGCTGCAGCCAACTCTTGATCGTCTAGGATACCTGTTTCACTTGCTTTAAACTCTAAGAACTGCCAGCCGTCTGTCTTCTGCGCTCGTTCTTTAAAGTCTGCAAAGTGGTTGTTGCCCTTTGGCGTACCAATGAATAAACACCAGCCCTTGCGATCAGCTAAGGCAGGTCGGATAATCTCGTTCCATATCTTAGGATTCTGGTCACCAATCTCATCTAGCACTACGCCATCAAAGTATTGACCACGAAGAGAATCGCCATTCTCAGAACCGTATAAGCTAATACGTCTACCTAAGAAATCTACTCGTAACTCTGCAATGTTTACCTTTGCACCTAGCGGCCTTGTGTACTCAACCAGATAGTCGAATGCAACTCGCTTGGCCTGTGCATACGTTGGCGCAATATATGCGTAACGTGGATCTTTTTGTTCGTTATTTAGTGCAGCGTTAATCAGGTGTAGTATAGCTGATACAGTCTTACCCATACGCCTATGTGCAACAACGACAGTAAAACGATTCCTGTTTACTGCGTGATGTATATCAAGTTGAGGTGGTCTAGGTCTGTATCCTAGATCTGGTGGGTTTGCTGCATCTACCTCTTCGTACTCTAAAACTTCATCAGTCATTAGGTACGCCTGTAATTACTTTCATAATCATCGGAGCTTCTGCATTGCCAGTCATCTCAACTGATTGTAGATCTGGCACAGACTTCTTGAGTAATATCTCAATAGCCTTCATCTGTTGTGATGTTAGCTCTAGCCCTTCCAATGCACATTGTTGAAGCTTATCAATCAATAGTGCTGCATTTATTTTGTCACGAATCAGTTGTTGATGTCGCGGATTAAGTTTTGCTGTAATACTCATTTTCGTTCACTCCCATATGGGTTGGTGATCCTTTTTTACCAATGATGAATTGCGTTTAAAATTAAAGTTACGTTAGCTAGTACAGCCAATGCTATTACGAACCAATGATCGTTCACTTACCATTTAACCTTATTTGCCCAGTATGCTGCGCTTAGTTTGCCTTTAGCAATGTTATCTGCATGACGAGCCTTGAATGAATCGTTACGCTTGCTACCCTCTGGACTACCCTTAACGCCTTGTTGACCAAAGCGAATAGTCTTAATCGTGTCACCTTCTTTAGCAACAACGACATGACTCTTAGTTGGATGATTAGGAGTTGCCTTTGGCTTATTGTAGCCAGATACTCCAGCATTCTCTAGTCGTGCATCCTTCTTCATTTCTTAGCCTTCTTCTTAGCTGTCTTAGCTGCATCCTTGAAATCTTGTGCTGTAGGTGCATTCTTGCTGCCAACCTTGTTCATCTTCTCGCCAGAACCAGCCTTAATACGTTCTTTCTTGGCGTTGATGTTTGCATATAATCCTTGCTTGGCCATATTACTTGCCCTTCTTTTCAAGCTTGTTCATGACCTTGTCGATCTTTTGATCTGTAGTCATAGGTTGCTTAGGTGCTTTGTTGTAACGCATCTTGCCACCAGACCATAGGCCATCAAGTTTCTCAGCTACTTTAGTTAAGTCACGCATTATTTTTTGCCTTTCTTAGCCATGCCAGCTTCACTCATTGCAATCGCAATAGCTTGCTTACGGTTCTTTACAACCTTGCCACCTTTACCAGAGTGCAATTCTTTGTCTTTATACTCGCCCATTACTTTGCCGATCTTCTCAGCTACTTTGTCCATGTTACGCATCTTCGCTCTCCATCTCAGGTGTTTCGTAGTCTTTCTCTTCCCACACGCTGCAAACACGAGAGTTATGACAGATAAACGCAAGCTTGTGGCAGTAACCACGTTGAGCTTGTCCATCATAAAGATCGTACTGATTCAATGGAATAGCTTCCATCGCTTCTAGCATATCTGGTGTGTTTTCGTAGTATTCGCAATTACCGCAACGTCTGCGTTTTGCTTGATCTGGTGTGATGCGCCACATTGTAGCCATCTTATCCCAGTAAGATTTGTTTGGTAGTGATGGGTTTGGTGCGCCAAGAGAAAAGTTCTTGATCGCATTCTTTGTGTTCTTGTCGTTCTCTTTAGCAGATACGATTGTAGTTTTAGTATCTAATAAGCCTTTAATCATATATCTACCTTAGTAATAAGTTGGTTACTCGCTGCGTCTGTGCTGGTGGCCTCCTCATTAATACCAGCTTTCCTGTTCCAAAACAGCATCCGCTTTCACCAAAAAGTAATCAGGAGATTTTCATGGGCAAGCCATCTCGGAGCTTGGCTGTATCTAGTATTCAGCATAGATTAGGTGATCATCTCTATCTATCCCACGATTGCCGTTGCGGATCAGGCAACTAGCAATATCCTAAAAAAGTGATAGGTTTCATCGTGCTTGGTCACATCCACCTATCGAAGTCCAAGAACACTCGGAGGAGAGTACCATTTCTGGTAAACCGAATATACCACAGTTATTTCTTTTTATGCAACAACCTGTTGATATACCACAATGCCTTCTCTAAATCCTCATGTCCGTTCTTTTCTTTCCAGCGCCACAGGTACTTGATAGCGTTAGCGGTACAGACAGCCTCTATGCCTGTTAAGTTCACAGTTGCAGCCTCTAGCGCATCAATGCACTCAACGCCACCTTGCTTGTAATGATTAGGGTTGATGTTGTCTTTAGGCACAGGTAAGCCAGCTTCTGCAAGCGCTGCATCTGAGCGCTTAAAGAATGAGTCCCATTCTTGCTCTTCGTCTTCGTTCCATACTTGGTCAAGTGATATTGATTTCATTGGTAAGTTCCATAGGTTAATAGGTTTAAGTATTAGGTCGTGCCATTTAATAGATCCAGTTGTTTTGATAGCAGCTCTACCTCACTCATGCCAACAGACTGCTCAAACGCTCTAATACCTGCATGGATAGCAACGCCATGACCACCCAGCCTGTGATGTGTAGGACACAAGCCAATAGCTTTAGACCAATGTGACTTCTGACCTTTACCAACTCCAGTCCTAATATGGTGTATTTCACATGGACTATGACCATACCCAGCAAGCAAGCAAACAATACAACCGCCATCAGCAATTTTAGCATAATGATTGCGCTCATCTTTATTCATTCTCCAGCTCTCTTATACGATTAAGTAATAACAATATCTCTTTACCCATCAACTCAGTTCTATTCTTAACGCCACGTTTTTTGTAGATGTTACATAGATGTCGCTTAACTTGCGACTCAGAAATGTCAAATATACTTGACATTCCTTCAATGGAATATCCTAGCATTGACTCGTCATATATCTGCTGCTCAGTCTTTGTTAGCTTGATTGCCATGTAATATCCTATTGATCTCTGCTCGGCTCTCGGCTACCGTTCTTACTTTAATCTTCTCTATCGTTCCGTCATCATTGATAGTGCCACGATAAGACTGCTCACCATTAGTAGCTCTGAAACTGCCAGTAAATCCTGCTGCAGCCATGTTCTTAATAAACTCGTTTACCGACATTCCTACGCCTCCACGTTGCAGTCTTACTTGGTCTATGTCGTAACGCTATAGCTAACAGCAACCCTGTTGCCACGCCTAACGCAAAAGCTGGGGAGTAGCACAGAAGGTAGTCTTTCACAGTTATCAGCATTTATACATCCTTACATTTTTACCAGTTGATTCACAGTAGCTATTAATCCAAGCCTTGCTACTATCACGCTGCATAGTTTTACCGCAATGTTTGCAATAATAATTGTTCATACAATTCCCTTGTATGTTTTATGAAACTTTAGCCTAGTTAATGACGTTTTATCAATGTTGTAATCAATTGATATTACTTTGTTTGGTACGCCAGCAGCCATCTTTGCTCTCATCTCTCTTACCTGAGCTGGTGTAAACTTGCAAAGGCCGTGTAGTTTTAGTGTTGGCACTTCATCAATCATGTGTTCTTCTCCTTTAATGCTCGCTCAATGGCTCGAATATAAACTTTATCAATTCCCAATACTTCCTCAATTGCTTTTACATCATCATCCGTTAATCCTTGCCATTGATGAGGGTGGGCGTAGAGTGGGATTGGTTTTGATTGGTCATTAGGATATTTTGCCCAATTTACATTGCCATTCTCTAACCACGCCACAGGCTCTAGTGCTTTATTATTTGCAAGAATAACTTGTTGCGCCCTAGTTAAAGGCTCTTGCGCTGGCTGTTCTAGTGCTTCAACACGCTTTTGATAATACTCAATATCATTAAGCATCTGTCTAATTTCAGCATCGCCTACCTCTTTTTGTTCTAGTGCTTCCATTAAAGCATTTACAGCATCCACTAAATCTTGCAAGTTTCCTGTTTCTTCTGCTTTATATGCCATCTTTAATGCTTCGTCTTTAGTCATCATAATTTCCTTCAGCAACTATTTTTTGAGCTTCTAAAATTTTATAATATAAAGCATCTATAGCATCTTTTTCAGATTCAAAAGTTCCAATGTTTTCGTGTCTATTCCAATCTGCAATATCATAACCGCCAAGCTCAATACTTATTGTTTCATTTGGATTAAAATAAACAGTCATTGAATATGAGCTTATTTTAGATGCTCCAGTTTTATCACGAAGTTTAAGAAATTGTTTATGCAAACTTCCTAATGTATGTTCAATCATAGTAACGCTTCTCCGAATTTATCCATCATCTCGTCAAAAGTCAACTTAGGCTCAACAACCTCAACTGCACCTTCAGCAGGATAGTCAAAGTATCTAACCACATTGCCTTCATAGTCTAGCAGTACATACATGACATCATCGCATATACAAAATAAACCATAAAAACAATCATTACAACTATTCCAATTCCCCAACAGATTGCTTCTGTTTTTGCAATTTGTTCTATTTGTTCACGTCTATTCATCACCAGCTCCATCCTAAGTTACTTGCCCATGCTTGTATCTTCTCTTGATACTCGCCCATATCCTTAACCGATAGTTTAGTCGTACTCTGAACTTTTGTCACCTTTTCTCTGCCGATATTCTTCTCAATCAGCAGGAACTTATATCCCATCAGGTCGTGCATCTCTTCTGCCGTATAGCCAAGATAATTGCCTACGCTGCTATATAGCTCCCATAGCCTTGCATTCTGCTCTACGCTGCGATCACTATTGCGCTCTTTAATCAACACTTGCCAGTTACCTTCTACCTCTACTAAATCATTTAGCTTTGCTACTAGTACTGGTAGGTTGCTCTTTGTTATGTTGAATGGCTTGTGCTTTTGCATCTTCTATCTTCTCCGATTTATATAACCATTTACTACCATTCCACAGTTCATATATAACTTTTTCGCATATCATTGATTTGCTTATATAAAATATAGAATGGGTTGCAACACTTTTAAGGTGATACTTGTCTACTTGTTGCCACTTCAATCATCCACCTCTAATTGAAATTTGCCTATGTATTTATAATAGCTATCTTCTAACACTCCACTTGGCAATCCTATATCTAAAAATACATCACCATCTTCTTTGTTTAACCAGACAGACAAATACTGTGGCTCTTTAGGCTGTGGTTTAATGCGAAGCTCATCATCACCATGCCAATAAGGTGCTTCTGCAGGACTCCACTCACCCTTTGAGTTTTTGTATTCAATCTCTGCACCATCAGCCCATGCTTTTATTTCTCTATGCCATTTATGCTGCATGATTAAACTCCTACAAATACTGCTAGAATAATAACTAGGCCAACAATACTACAGAAAGGCCACCATGATATTGGATCAGGATCTTCTGTTGTAAATGTTCCGTCAGGCAGCTTATAAATAATTCCTACCTGCTTTACATCTTTACGGACTACTGTCCTTCTTTCAAACTCTTTTTTTAGCTCCTCTTGTGTGTATTCCATTTTATTTATCCTTTTTAATTGAATCTAACATACCGTTAAGCCATTGAACTCCACCTAGCTCTTTATACTTAGCCAAGCGATCTGGCCGTAATCGTAATGATGTAGTCACACATCTCATCTCAACTGGGTATGGCTTGCGCCCTTTTTTATTTTCCATCACAGATAAATCCTTGTAGTTCAACTTTTGTATTTTTAGTAAGCATACGATACTCTTCAAATATTTTATTTATGTCATCAAGCATCAATTTATAAAAGTCATTATCCATATCATCTGGATTGTAAACAACATCTACCGTGATTATTAATTTTGCCTCTTCAAAATGTCTACTCATTGCTATCTCCTAGTAAGTTAATTGGTTGTGTTTCATGTAACCTTGCACCACCAAAGTCTGCTTGCTCTAGTACCTGACCTCTTACTGGTGGCAAGTATGCTGGTGGGTTAGGGTAAAGATTGTTTGGCTGCACAATAATGACTATTGGCTGCCTTGCATATGCATTTAACATATCGCTTATAGCTCTATTCTCAGCCATGCAACTACCAGAAACCAATAACAATAATAATAATTTATTCATAACTCTCTCCTTGTGCAATACATTATATCACTAATCCGTTATGTGCAATGCTTCTTTCGCAAATCTTAATGAAATATCTGGGTACATCTCTGGTGTCTTCATGATGTCCTTAGCCCATGCCTTGTGATCACGCTTAGGCTTCATCTTGGCCAGCTCACGGTTGAGTCGTTCCTGATTCTCTTTAATCTGTTCTGGCGTGTGTACAGGTTTCGGTAACGCTGAAGTAATCACACGAGCCTCTTGTGCCTTGCATAGATCAATGATGTCTACAGGCAATGGCATATACTTGTTGTTGTCTACCCACTTGTCGAATGCCTTGCTTACCATGTCTACATCAAAGCGCTTTAGCTTTCCGTACCAAATACGCAATAGCTCTTGGTCTAGTTCACGTTTACCATATAGAACAGTCAATGCTGTCATCATGGCCTTAAATTGTTTTTTATCATGCTCAATCATTACTCTTCTCCAAAAAATATGCTACGTCACTAGGAATGTCAGAATATCTAGCAAAGGTTACCTTGTCCTGTCTACCTGCCCTCTGATATATTTCGTAGTGTCCTTTGCCTATCTTACATCCATTTTCTTTTAATTTAAACTTAATCCATTCGTGCAGCTTCTTGCGATCAGCAACGCACCAATTGTATGCCCTCTCAAATACAATGTAATCAGCATCTCCCTTGATCCATCCCTTCTTGCCATTAACATTAGTTCCCTCAATCCAGAATGAATCGTTCTGGTGATGCTCAAACTTAGGATCAATTCTCTTTGATGTCTTAACGTCAAACGTATAACGCTTACCGTTAAATGTACCCATCACATCCCAATGCTCATACATATCCTGCTCTTTCGTAGCCCATACAACGTCAGTAAGATACTGTTCAGCAAATCGCTTCTCAGCACTCCTACCTCGTTCCATGCACTCAGCGAACCTGTTCAAAATGGAACTCCTTCTACTGGCTCTTCATCCTTCCATCTGCCTTGATTCAAGTAAGTAGCTGGGTTAGGTATATATCCACGCTTCCATTGATCACTATCCTGCTGCCAAGATAACGCATACATTACATCATCAAGTCTAGGTTTGTATTTAGTCCATGATTTGTATGCTGCATCTTTACCTGTCTTTTTTGGATACGCAGTCCAGAAGATTGTAAAATCTTCGGTGTATGTGTTTTTATCCTGACCTAAACTAGCCTTACCTATACTAACCTGTGCTTCCACTTTGGATACATCTTGGATACATACAGTATCCATTGTATATACGTTATTGTTTTTTAAAGATAATTGTTCTTTATGCTCAACGTAAACAGTAGGTTTGTACCTATCTTTTTGTATTAGGTTGTGTATCTTCCAATGCTTAATTACGCATACGCCAGTTTCAAAAGGAATGATAAAGTTTTTAGATAGCAATATCTTTAAATCATCATCAGCACATCCAAGCATACGCTGGATCTTCTTAGCGTTATTAATAAATCCATCATCATCAGCTCTCATAGATAAATGAAAGTACAGCGCCTGTGTTGATAACGGCATATCTAAAAATGCATCGCTATCAATGATAGTCTTTGCAAACATTCTACGTTCAGCCATATCTTTGCTCCAAAAAAAAGCCCTAGACAACACTCTCATCACGTTTTAAGTGACGTTGGCGGACTGGCTAGTACCAGCAGAGTGTTGACTAAGGCTTACTAGAACTCACCGCCAAGTGATAAACTTGAATATACGCCTACGTTTCTTTGATGTCAATACCGTGTACTTGCTTCATTAGCCTGTACTTAATTTTATATACATCTAGTCGCATACCTTTGCAATCTTCTACGATTTCTTTGCCGTTTACCGTGTCTATATATACAAAGTCTGCTACATATTTAATAGCACGTTCGGTCTTACCATTAATCACCAGCTTAGGGATCAGCTCATACGGAACTTGCAGCCTAAGATCCTTAATTAATCCACCTTTTTCGTATAGTTTTAGCTGAGAATATCGTACAGATTCCTTGCGTGAATGGAACTTAATGCCATATAACTCTGTGATTTTATTGTTGTATTTAGTTTTCTTATACATATTTGCCTGTCAATTTAAATAATTGTTAAAATTCTGGTAAAAAAGTGTTGCATTTAATTTATATAGGAGTATAGTTCTATTCATGCACTACATATTAACACAGGAGAACAAGATGGCATACGCAGATTTAACACCAGCAGAACAACAAGCAATTACAGCTTACTGGGATTTGCATAGAGCATTAGGTGCTTTGTTAAGAAAAGAAGAGTTGTGGGGATTAGATGCCGATGAGAGAAATGAACTTGAAGATATGATCCAACAAATGAAGGATAAATATGATGAGTAATATTGACTGGGCAAAGGTAGCAGAACTACTTAAACAGCTTAACGAAGAACTTAAAGAAGATAACGACAAGGCGGAGGCAAAGTAATGGAAAACTTATTGATCTTCATGGGTGGATTAATTATTTTTATTGTGCTGTTACTTGTAGGCGAATTGCTTGCAAAATTTTTTGATTGGAAATAATATGTGCGAACAACAATTTCAAGCAGAAGTAATGGATCAGCTTAAAGAGCTTGACTACGATGCAATGTATGACAAGTATGAAGATCGTTTTGTTGAGTACATATATGATCACTATCCAATTGGCAATGGAACGATGCTGATTAACAAGATGGAAGATCCAGACAACTTTGAAGATTTTGTGGATTGTAGATTGACAGAGCAAGAATTAATTTATATAGGAGAAGAGTAAATGAGTAACTTTAAAGAACTAAGCAAGATAAATGTTAATGCTCACACAGAAAAGAAAAACAATTTAACGTATCTATCGTGGGCATGGGCAGTAGACCAACTCTTGCAGAATGATCCAGCAGCAACGTGGCATTATAATGAGCCAGCTAAGTTTGGCGATACGCTAATGGTGTTCTGCACAGTAACAGCGTTTGGAAAGTCTATGACAGCACAGTTGCCAGTCCTTGACTTCCGTAACAAGGCAATCTCTAACCCAGATGCAATGGCAGTCAACACAGCAATGCAACGCTGCCTAGCTAAAGCAATTGCACTACACGGCATTGGCCTGTACATCTATGCTGGTGAAGATATTCCACAAGAAGATAAGGTTAAAGAAGAAAAAGTTAAAGCTCCCAAAGGAATAACTCCTACTGCTGGGGCTGGTAATAATTTAAATGAAGAAATTACACAGTATATAAATGATCAAGCAATGGAAATTATTGCAGATATTGATATGGGAAATGTTGAAGCTGCAAACGATAGATTGCAGGAAGTATCAAAAGACGATACTGGTGAAATAAATAATGATTACAAAGTTTATGCTTGGTCATTATTACCATCTTATGTTCGCACAGCTATTACAAAACACATTAACTCATTGAAAGGATAATCATGTTTGAACGACTAATTGATTTCAGAAATATCCCTCCACCACCAGTTGAGGCGGTTGCAAAACGCAACCAGATTATTGAAGAGTTAAAGAAGCAATTGGGGCATAAATATCTTTTGTCAAAACCTGTACCTCGTGTACAATAATGTTTCAATATGGAGAACTAAATGAACAACTTATCAGCAACAGGTAATATCGGAAGTGATGCAGAAGTACGTCACACGGCAAGCGGTGCAGTAATTACATCATGGTCATTCGCATTGTCATCAGGATATGGTGATAAACGTAAGACTACATGGCTACGCTGCAACCTATTTGGAGATCGTGGTGAGAAGTTAGCGCCAATGCTTTTAAAAGGCACACAAGTGGCAGTAAACGGTGAGATTTCTTTAAATGAATATGTCGCTAAGGATGGGACAAATAAATCGTCTATCGAGCTTAATGTGAGCAACGTAACATTGCTTGGTAAAAAAGATGCAGCGCTTACTACAAAAGTAGCACAAATTGCAGAAGAAATTGAAAGTGATATTCCATTTTAGATTAAATTTTCTAGCCTCTTAACTGCTAATTTAGAGGAAAGCTAGAAGGCCGAAAGCGGATGCGGTCTGGTCAAATTCCAGTTCCTGAATATAAATTGGTAGCATTTTCCGTGCAGCGAGTAGGCCACCTTTTATGGGGGAAAGCATATTTGTCTGGTAGCCCAGACCTCAATATCTTGTGATTATTTTATTGAACCTGTGAGTACCCCACCACTTACGAGAGCATTATGGATAACAGCAGAGCAAAACAGATTTACCAGTCAGATCAAAAAAAGCAGTTGATATATGATGTATTGACTAAACATGAAAAACTAACGTCTGCAGAATTGGTTAGAGTTACTGGCCTTGATAAGTTTCATAGCATCAACACAGCAAAAAAAATGATTGAAGATGGTGTGCTGTCTGAAACAAAAGTATTCTGTGATGAAACTAAGAGATGGTCTTTAAAGTTTGCGTTGACTGGTAAAGAGTTTAGGGCAAAGACATACGAAGAGTCGCTTGCATTCTTGAAGGAGTCAATTGCTAACCAAAATAGAAAAGTTGCAAAAGGCAAGTTTGATGAATTGATTGCAGCAAATCCTAACTTGCGTAAGTTTCATGGAAAGACATCGCTGCTAGAAACAAAGGATAAAGAATACTTTAAGTCTGGACTAAAGACTAAGGTAAATAGGGGAATAGCATCCACATGGGGGATGTTTGATTCTGCAACAGGATTTGATTAGGAGGCAATATGGCAACGTACAATGACGTAACTGGGGATGCTTTAGTATCACGAACTCTTACAGAAGAGGGAGCTAAATCGTTTGATCGTATTTTTGGTGAGAAGAAAAAGAAAACTAATGGTGGCTGGACTCCACCGCCATTACCACTTAACGAGTATCCTAATCAGGACTGGCCCGAAGAAAGGGTCGATGTGATAGGGGCTAATGGTAATGACGGCTTACACTACTAGGAGATTATTATGTTTGTATTACAAGTATTAGGTGGAGTATTTGTTGCGCTTATTTTATCTGGAATCATTTCGTGGATTATTTGTATGGCTGTTGATATTGGTCGTAGCAAATCTGAGATAGAAATTTTAGAAACTAGAGTTACTCGCTTAGAATCTGTATTAATTAATCAATTGAAATGTAACAAAGATAAATTAGAAGAAGAAAAAAAGATAGCAATTTGCAAGCTAAAGAAAAAGTAAAATATACTTTACATAAAAAACCCCTCAGGGTGCGCTTATCTCTATGCTAGCAGTCTAGAGGCGTGAGGGGTGGTAGTATCAGCTAAAGTTCTAGCTGGCACAAATCGAATTGTTATTATAACAAATTAACGATTGCAAATATACATGGTTACTTCAAAGCCGAAACGCATTTCAGTTGCTGATGGTTTTGTCCACATAATGTTCTCCTAAGTTTAAAAAATAGCTGAGATCTCAACTATTAGTTTACAGTTTGAACCTATTTTAAACAGTACGCATCAAGATAATCATTAATAAAAGCTATCAATAAACATTGATTGATAAAAATATTTGTGTATTTTATTTTAAAAAAGTGTTGCACTAATTAAAAATATATATAGAATTGCAACTGTAGTAACTTTTTAATTATCTTGGAGAAGAAAATGGTTTCATTATCACAAGCAGTTATGAAGGCAGAAGCGCTAGGTCAATTAGTTGTTAAAGTTGTTTACTTTAATAATTCTGTTGAGTATTATGTACACCAATCAATGCCTGATAAAAATGAATACATTCCAGATGGCTATCAAGGCAAAATAGTGTTAGTTGAGGATTTTAGTCAGGAGTTTGCATTTTAATGATTGAACAATTTTTTATTGCTGCAACAGAACTTATCGCAATGTACCTGATGCAGTCCAATAAATACACGGATCGTAAGTATTCGTCTATTTTTGGGCTGTTAGGTCAACCATTTTGGTTTTATGCATCATACACACATGAGCAATGGGGATCTTTGTTTATTGGATTTTTCTTTACAGCTCTATGGGTTAAAAACTTTAAATCTTACTGGATTGATCCACCAGAAAGAAAATTAAAACCAAAAGAATATTACTCTGTGATTATGGATGCAGTATCTGAAATTAAAACATCTAAACTAGATAAATCAGATTTTATTGATAGAGTGTTAAAAGAAGCTCTTAACATTAAATAACTATTTAAGTAAACCTTCTAACCATGCCCATTCTGGAAGTAATCCAGCTTTTTGATTTGCATATATTGTATTAGCTGGATCTGACAATTGATTTTGTTTTCCATATCTACCAAAATTTACCCATGAATTTTGACCACGAGTTTCACTTGTTAAAGCTGGCAACGCTTCTGGAGAAAACATTTTTGCATGAGATTGATATGCATTTTCTTCTCCAGCAGATCTAAATCCAACGCCTTTTTTTGCATGACCAAATACATCATGTACAGCTCTAAACATATCGTTAGCTAGTACATTTTGTCCGCCCCATTTTTCACCAGTTTTTTGCAGTAATGGATTTGCTTGTGATGATGTAGTTAATGAACCAAAACCTTGCTCTGTAGGATATACAGCAAGATTTTTATTTAAGATAATATCGTTAATGGCATTTCTTGGATTGCCATATGGATCTACACCTTGTGGCATAAATTCAAATTTATATCCAGCTTTTCTTAATGCTTCATATTGATCTTGAGTTTCTTTGACTAAAGCATCGTATGATTTTTTTACTTTTGGATCTGATGGATTATTAATCATTTTTTCATATGCATTAGCTAATTTTTTTCCACGAACTGGATCTACAGATGCATATATAGTTTGCTCTGTATATGGCAATCCTTTATCAGCAGCATATTGCTTTGCCAAATCTACAATACGTTGATCAGTTCCAAACTGCTCAATTCTTCCACCGCCCATGTCAATATTAGTTGGCATACCTTGTAAAGTAGAACCACGATATTTTTCTGGTGGCAATACATACATTCTCATATCTGGACTATATTTACCAAATACGCCAGTACCCTCTTCAATTTGTTTTGCAATCTGACGAGCGCCAGCAGTAGCACCTTTTCCAATAGCTTTAGATGCAGTTTTTGCAGCAATAGGTAAATTAGGCAAGCTACCTAATGGCGTAAGCTCAGGAGCTAAACCTTGAAGTTTACTTGCATCCCATAATTCACCTAGCACACCAGTTACATTACGGCCTGTATTAAATTGTGCTGGATCTGGCTTGCGCCTTGATAATGCCATAGCAGTAGGAATGCTAGGATCAAAAATCTGTCCAGTTTGCGGATCAATTAATACTGCCATAATGCACCTCTAATAATTATATCGTTCTTTTAAAAACTTAATACTCACAGCCATCTCATCAAATGCACCATCATGTACATCATGTAGCACATAGAACCCACGCCAATGTTGATTACCTTGTGCGCCCATGTATGCTTCTGAGTGTTCATAAAATGATCCTGCAATTATTGCAGTCATTTCCTGCCCATCGGCTCTTCTGCCATAAGAAATTTGTCTGCCTTGCTGGTGACCTGCAAAACAGCTCATGTGCTTTTTAGTGAGTAATGCAGCAGCAGTAGTAATTGGTCTGCCCATCACGCCTGACGTAAAATAGTGCGAGTACGCTATGCCGTCTATGGTAACCACCTGTAGGAACGGTATTACTTCCCAGTCCTGATAAGGTAGATCATCGGTAGAGATAAGACCGTCAAGTTTACGATCTTCATTAATAGCTCTATCAATTCTGTGTTCATGATTGCCTAGCGTTAAAACCATTCTTGGTTTGTATTGTTTGTGCTTATTCTTTTTTGCAGTCTTATTATGTCTGTATAAAGGCTCTAGCAACGCATCCATAGCCTCACGAGCAGCCCATAAATCTTTATTGTAGCTTCTACCCTCAAAAGATTTTAAACCTCTGTCATAGGTGCTTAACGATTCCATGTCTGCGAAATCACCTATGCAAATTATTGTGTCTGGCTGCTTTTCAACTATAAAGTTACCTAAGCACTTTAGGTATGTAAAATCGTTTCCATCTTTTGCTTGTACGTCTGGTATCACCAAGTGGGTGATAGTTTTTTTGGTTTCCATGACCTCTCGCTATTGAATAAGTAGTTGATCTTCAATCCATTTCTGTAGATATAATAGCTGTAAAACGTCAGAAGCGCAATCTAAGGCAATATCTCTTGTGGTATCAGGTAGACTGCTTTCGGTTTTTGCATCAACTGAGTTGGTGGCGCTTTGAACTTTGGACACTCTACTGATTGCGGAATTGTTGAGCAAGCGTTTAGTGTTAGCAGCGTAATGAGAATTAAGCTTCTTGATAGCATCTTCGTATTCCCTTGTGATGTTTTCATTTATTTTTTGCTGTTTTATAGCAAGTTCTGCATTCTTTTGCTGCTGAACCTTTGCATTTGCCTCTATTTGCAATTTAAAGGCATCAAATTCACGTTTTTGTGATGAATAGCCCTTGTAGTATCCAAACGCAAAAATAAACGCTAATGCGAACACTATTGCAGCCTGTTTCCAGTACATTTTTAAAAAAGTTAATATCACTTCTCTAATCCGTTAGTTGATATAAATCTAAGCACTACATTAACGCCAGCAACGATAGCGATTAACGTCAAAAAGGTAGCAGGATTAAAATAACCCTCTACCAAAGATAACGAAGCCTCAATTGCTGCACCCATTGCAACGAGTACATTGAACCATAGCGTCTTAGATTTATACCATTTTTTTCTCAAAATGTTTTACCTGCTTGAAAGTCTGAAAGTTTTAATCCATTCGTAAACTGACAATGAGCAAGCTCTTTAAACTTAACCCAACGGCCTGCCCACTCTAATCCAACTTTTTCTGCAATCTCACCACACTTGGTAAATGTTTTTACATCAGACCATTGAGCTTTGCCATGAACAAGAGGCACAAAATCAAAAGCAACACGCCAGTTATGATAAGACTGTCCACCTCTAGCATTGGTGACAATTTTGCCAGCAGTTGTTCTACCTTGTGCGTACAGAGCGTTTTGGCTTTCAGCATTCCTGTATGTGCTTGTGATAAGAATATCAATGCCTTGCTTTTTACACTCTTCAATGAATTTTTCACATAGAACCTTTACTTTAGGATTAAGATCTTCTAGCTTTCTACTGTTAATCATCAAACTCTGGTCTTTCATTAATCTGCATGGTTAAACCATATTCACCTTCAAATATGCACACCTCTTTTTGATCGTCTAAAAATATAACTAGCTCATCATCAAAGATTGCTACCTCTTCAATAGTTCTACCAATCATGCTTTCAAAATAATCTTGAACTGTACCTCTAAGTTTGTGAACGGTCATTTGGCATCTCTATCAAAACTCCCTCATCAATAAGCTCAAGTGTAAGCTCATTATCAGCAAGGCATAGGTCACAGGTATTTTCATCGCCTTCTACATTAATGATAAAGGCAGTATTACATTTATCGCATAAACAAATACGATTAATAAATGATTGTTTCACAGTTTAATAGTCCATCCATGTGCTGCAGCCCACAAGTAAACAAGTACAGCTAATCCCATTGCTGAGATACCTTTAAGAGTCCACTTACCAAGTACAATAAATTGTTTGTCTAGCCACTCAGATATTGCTTCTTTAATAGCTTCTTTATGCAGGTCTTTTTGTTCATCTGGTGTCATATTATTGTCCGCCTAATAATGGTAATAGTTCCCCTAGCAAGCCACCATAGGTTGCAGGATTTGTTGCGATGCCGCCTTGACTACCTGACTGCATCATCTGTAAAATTTTTGACTGCTCTGAAGCGTTTGGATTAAACAATCTTTGTTGCATAATTGCAGCAACATCTGGCCTTACTCCGCCAGCTCTTGATGCGCCTTGACGAACTGCTCTCATGGCTGCACCACCAAAGTCACCTCTAGCAACGTCAGTCATCATTCCAAGATCTTCTGTGATTGTGGCGCGTTCCTGTGTTTCAGATCCGCCACGAACTTTCTTATATGTCTTCATCAATTCACCTTGTGCATCAACCTGACGTACAAAGTCTTTATATTGTCCTTCAGAATCAAAGGCATATTTTAAAGATTCTTTTTGACGTTCTGATTTGAATACTAAGCGAGTTGGATCGCCACCCTTGAATTTTGACATTTTATCTTTGATGTCTGAAAGCATACCTACACGGAAAGATTCTTTTTCTGCTGGAGTCATCTTTTTAAGTTTAGCTGCAAGCTCAGATGTTTCCATCTTCATGTAATCCAAGCCATCATTGTAAGATGATTTTAGTTTTGCAATGTCTGCAAATTTAGCGTTAGCATTAGCGTAGTCTTTATTGTAGTATTTAATGATGTCATTAAACTCTTTTTTAATCTTTGCAACATCTGAACCATAGCCAGACATCTTGCCAGTTAGGTTGTCTGTTTCTTTTTCAATTACGTCATCAAGCCCCTTTTTAATTTCATGAAGGATTTGAGTATTAATGAATTGAGCGTTACGAATTTGATCTAGTGCTGGAAGTCTTTGTCCATACACATCCGCACGTTTTACTGCCTCTTCATATGCCTTAGCAAACACATCGCGGTCAACGTATTTTCTGAATGGTGTAGCAGGTAGGTCTTTTGCGTAAGCTGCAGGATAAGCTTTCTTAGCAGCAGCATCTTGTGCATCAGCTAACTCAGTTACATAGTCAAAGCCAAATTTACCTTGTGATTTTACACCAGATTTTTCTTCTAAGCCTTTAACTAAATTGTTAGCAAGCTCTTCTTGTCTGCTATCTAGGAACTTAGCAGTAGCTGTCTTTTCTGTGCTAGGTACGATATATGAGGCATAACCAGCGCCACGCAAGTTTTCACCTACGTCTGCAATAACTGGGCTAGGAACGCCAAGTCTGCGATATTCATCAAGCATCTGAGTCACTTGGTCTGGAGTTAAGTTTTCTTTTTGGAAGTATTCTTGTAGCTTGCGTGTAGCAACTTTATTTGCGTTAGTAAAACCAGCAGCATCAAAAATATTTCTGATAGCAGTACCACCAAGTTTTGCTGCAGCAGGAACTGTAGCACCTAGTGCAAGGCCAGCAGCGCCATAACCAGCAGCAGATGCAGGAACGTCAGCCATCTCTGGAGCAACACCAGCTCCTGTAACAGCACCAGCACCTAAACCAGCAATACCACCAGCCCTAGCAGCACCTAACATACCACTTCCAGCCTTGATAGCTGTGCCAGCAGCACCTATAGGCAATCCTAAACCACCAACAACTTCAAGGCCAGTCTGTGTAACAGGATAGTCTTTACCGAATTGTGCTTGTTGCGCTCTTAAACGATCACGAATTGTTCTGTAGTCTTCATCGCTAAATGGCGCACGAACACCAGCCTCTAGCTCTTCACCAAAGCCCATTAAAGCACCTTGACCAAGTAACGCACGAGCTGCCTCAGCACCGCCACTATAAGGAACTCCAGCTAGTGCAGCCTCTTCTGCTGCAATCTCTTCTGGTCTAAATCGTTTTGCTGTAACTGGAACTGTAGGAGCATTTACTAAAAAACCCTCTGGAGTTCTGGTAATACTTTCATCTATAGGTTGATCTGTATCCCATCCCATAATAACTCCTAGTCTTTAGTCTTTGTCATTGTTTGGCCAGTCAAGCCATTAATATAAGTGCTGCCAACTGGCAATTTCTTATAGTCTGCACTCTTGTCAGTAAATATTACTGGCATGAACTGTGGAACTGGTACTTGCTCTGGCGCTGTATATCCACGATCTTCTGTTAGGCCACCAGCTCTCCTGCGTGATGCAACAATTTGATTTTGCATAGCAACAGCTTTTGCATTAATATCACGAATTTTTTGCAATGATCTAACAGCATCTTGTGTGCTACGAGCATTTGTAAGCTCATTTGCAGCACGAACTGCATCACCCTCAGTTTGAGTACCCTTGTTAAGACGTAATGTGTCATTAACAAGTTTAGTTTTAAACTGATTAAAATCGTTGTATGCAAGAACTTCTGGATCAGTTGAGCCAAGTGCAGATGCCGTAGCTAATTGAACATTCTTGACTGGACTAAAATTAATCTTAGAATTAATTAAAGATTTTATTTGTGAATCAACTTGGCTTGCTAAATTAGCAGACTCATAAGCAGCAGTAATATTTTCGCCTTCCATTTTAAGAGCGCCAGCAGGTAACACTTTTTGAGCTTTATTTGCATTAGCAATATCACGAGATGCTTGAGCATTGATTGCGTTAGATCTAGCAATATCTAAGCTTGCGCTTTGGTATGCTTTAGTTTGTGCTAAAGAAGCTTCACGAGCTGCATCATCTTTAATTCTGTTGGCATAGGTTTCATCCATCTTACCAAGCTCAATAATGCGTTTTTCAGCAGTATCTTGATCAATCTGACCAGAGGCATATGATTTTTTATAAGTTTCAGCTAACTTTTGTACAGTTGGTGATTGTGATCCAACAGCAAACATATCAAAAGGATTATCTTGTTGTCCAGCCATCTGCACCATGCCAGCCTTACGAAGTGCTGGAATAGTTTCTGCAATATTTTTGTATGCAGCCAATGGATCTTTAGATAACGCAGCAATACGTTGAGCTGTGCCAATGTCTAATTCTGTACGAGCTGGAGTAACCAACTGACGAGTAGGATCTGGCATCACTTGTTGCAAACCAAACTCAGGAGCAACAGCGCCTTCTGCTGCAGGTTTAGGAATATTGTAAGGTTGACCTTGAACCTCTTGGTAAACTGGCGCAGTTGTTTTAAATAGTTGTGGTGTAAGTGTTTCAATCTCTTGCTGTCTACGCAAATCACGTTCTTGAATTGCTTTTTGACGATTCATCTCATCAATCTTAGCCTTTGTTTGGTAGTCTTCAACTGCACCAGAATAAACACCTTGAGCGCCTTGAATGCCAGCTTGTGCAGCACCAGCCAAGATACGACCTAGTCCTAAGTTTTGATTCTTAGGCATCGCTGCATAACCAATTAACGCATTAACTAAGCCAGTACCAATTGAGCGTTTACGCAAATCTTCTGTTTGTTGTGCGCCAAGTAAACCTTCCATGTAAGAAGGCGGTGTAGTGCCTAAAGCGCTACCTAATAAATCTAATAATCCGTTTGCCATTTTATTTCCTTACAATAGAGAGATACGTCTTTGTTCACGAGGCTTCATACTTGCTAATAATGCCATAACGTCTGTGCCTTGTGGAGCTTGTCCACGAGATATTCCGCCAGATGGTGCTGTAGGCATCTGTGGGCGCTGATTAAATCTGTCATAAATATTAGCTGCGCCAGATAAATTTTGTACGTTAGCGTAAGGTTTCATCTTATCAAATAAAGATGGAGATGCTGCCATAATGTCTGTACCAGCACCTGTTGCATATTGACCAAGATTTGAGATACCAGCACCACCTTGTGCAGCAGATACAGGATCAAATCCAAAAAGTCCAGCACCTGCATTAGATAATTGAACGCCTGTTCCAGTAGCGCCACCAATGCCAGTACCTGCACCAATTCCAGATGCAAGATTTGAACCTTGCAGTACAGTTGGAAGTGTGCTTGATGCAGCCACATCACCTAAAGCAATTCCAGTTCCGCCAGCAGCAGTTCCAGCTCCAGTAGATAATCCAGCACTTGTGCCTGCAGCAGCAGCTTGGCCACCACCCCACGCACCAGCAGCTCCGCCAGTACCACCAATTGCAGCCCCTAGTGCAGCAGTCTTTAATGGATCATTGCCAGTCAGTAGGCCACCAAGTGCGCCTACGCCAGCGCCAATCAGAAGTGGTGTCCAAAACATATTAAGCCCCTTTCAACTTGCCAACTAAGTAGCAAGCAGGTTCAATGATTGCACGATAGATGCGGCCTAGTGTGTCACGCTTACCGTGTTTTTGTTTCCAGATGTCTGCAGTACGATGACGAGCAATGTGTTCAAGTACGTTACGAACTGCTGTACGGATAAAGTTTTGATTCTTAGCGTAAGCAAAGAAAATGATTGGCATGAAGACTGTATGATAACCTTTCTCATATGCTGGATGCAAGTCTTTAGATTGTGCAAGCCAGATTTTTTGACGGAAGCTACCGAAGCCATATACATGGTTCATTGCAGTACATACGATCTTGCCACCACCAGATTGAGTAGTAGTTGATACAGAGCCTTGTGGAGCGCCATAAACGCTTGACAAGAATGTTTGTAACTTGGCATATGGTTTGTTTTGCTCAAAGTTAAAGCGATCAATATCAGCTTGCAATGCAGTCTTACCATACTCTTCTTGAGCCTGACCAGTTTGCAATAATTGATTAATGTCGTAGTAATCAGCTTGTGCCAATGTTGGTGCGTATTGAGCTGCCTGATTTTGCATAGAACGCTCGTTAGCATAGTTTTGGTATGCAAGGTCACCGTACTTGTTAGCTAATGTGTTAGCAAGCGATGTCGCTGCACGATTTTGTAAGTCAGCAGATACGTTTGAACCGTAACGGCCAGCCATAGATGAAGCGCCTTGAGCTTTAGCAATTGCATCATTATAAACTTGGGTAGCACCCTGAGATGCGCCAGCCAATGCACGTTCAAAGTATGGATTGTTTTCTAGGTAAGCACCCTCAATTACATCTTGTTGCTGACGTTGGGCTGCAGGTAGCATTGGATTGCCAGCCATCGCACGATTCTGTGCTGCCCTTAACGCATCCTGTGTTTGCTGTGAAGCGCCTACATATGTTTGACCGCCATAATATTCTGGCGCATCTGTTTGGTAAAGCTTCTGAGCTTCTGTGAGGCCGTATCTAACATATGGCTTGAGCAAAGGATCAATGCCTTGCTGTGTTTGTGAACTACCACCGCCACCACCGCCTTTAAACTTTTTACTTTGTTCAGCCCATGAATTAGCATTGCCATGCAAAATTGGATTGTAATGTTTCATGATATTTTGTACTCCACGATTATGTACCTATTCTCAAATCCAAGCTTTCTTTTCCAAAGCCTAGCAACTGATTCAAAAGCTGCACCTTGTACCTTAGTGCCGCCACTTGCCTTCACCCAGTCTTTAAACTGATTAAATGCGTTTACGTCTGTCTTACCGCCTATTCCTGTCATGAACGCTATACGCTCATTAGGATGGTTGATCCACTCAACTGTAAATGCTGTCTGGATCTTCTCATTTTCATCAACTAAAACTAATAATACCTGTCTGCCTTCAACTAGCATTACTTTTAACTGATCTAGGTTATACTCGCCAGCAGAATGCACCATCGCACTTGCCAGCATATGTTCTACTTCACCCCAAGTCTGTTGTATGTGAGTAGATGGAACTATTCTTAAATTTAACATTATCCTACAACTAAGTATTTGTAAGTCTTATCTGCAGTATCGTTAGCAAAGTGACTGATTACAGCAGAGCCTTTTGTTTGCGAACTAATGTAAACATTATCACTAGATAATGGTGCAATGTACTGCATAGTTACGATGGCAGCAGGAATAGCAGGTCTAGGTATTACTGCATCCGCAGGATATGACTCTAAAGCAACCAATGTGCTAGATGTAGTACCTGCAACTTCAACATAGTCACCAGCCTGTAATTCTACAAATATATTTACTGTGCCAACTACATGACTCCAGTCTGTGGATGATTTTCTAGCTGGAATGTCAAATCGACTTGCGCTTCTAGGTACGTCTGTACCATTTACCCTAAACCATACGTCAGCATATTGAGCTACGTTATCTTGGTTTACTAACTGCAATGAGAACTGTACGTTATAAATTCCATAGTTGCGTACATATAAACGTGATGAGCTTTCTAAATAAACACCACTAGACTCTTCAGTCGTGTCATAAACAACAACAGCAGTAGAACCTACGCTTGGTGCTGTTTGGTCTGTGTTGTTACTAAATGATCCATAAGGAGCTGCATCACTTTCTGCCGCATCAGTAGATGGTGATAACAAGATAATTGAGTCATAACCAATACGCTCATTATAGATTGTGGTAGTTGTAGCCCAACCTGTGTCTAAGGTAACGTAACCAACATTATTTGACTTGCCATCTAATAAATTGTTCACTACCTCAGAGATCTCACGAGCCTCTGCTCCAGCAGGATTAAGTTTTCTGTATTGTGAGTTTACAACAGTCATTAACGAGTACCTTGTTGAGTAACTTCAACGTCAATTCCAATTGCATTAGACCATTGAGAGCCAGTAGGAATCAAAGATAAACGATGATATTTTCCGCTACTCCGCAATGATACCCTATTTTCACTTGATGCAGGTACATAACTTCCAAGCTGAGGTGTTTGATCTAAAAGAGTTCTTGATGCAATAGCAATGCTTCCTGATCCGTTGTCTACGATTGGTCTAGCCAATGTAACTACAGTAGTAGCCTCAGATCCAATGTCACCTGTCTGCAACTGTGCTGTAGCATTAGCGCCAGTAAACGTCACAATTCTGTCATCACGAACGCCAGCAAACAATAACTTACCGCCAGCCCACAAACCTGAGTCTAGTGATGATTGCAATGTATCTAAAGTACGATCAGCAGACTGAGATGCTGCCAAGTCAACTGCAGTACCAGTACCGCTACCAACACCAGTAGCAGTAAACCTAACGCCTACCTTGCTTTCAACAGCACCAATGGCTTGAAAGTCTGTGCTTCCTACTGCTGTAATTGTGTATTGCTTACCTACAACAAAAGAACCTGCAGTCACATTATAGTTAGAGTCTAAACCCTCTAGCGTAGTACCAGCAGATGCAGTATTAGCAATGTAATCTACATCGGTATCAGCATAAGACCACTTATCAATTTGCCAGTTGTAAATTAATAGTGAGTTTCCACCAAAGATATTAATGAAATCCCATACTACAATCTTACGAATAGGATCAACAGATGCAGACATTTTTGAGAATAGAGAAGGGTTAGCATTGCTAAAGAACCAATTGTCTACCTTCTGTGTGCCAATAGGCTTTAATGTTTGACCATCGCATGAGTAAAAACCATCCTCACCCAAGAAGTAGGTAATGTTTGCATTCTGTGTAACTGAGTTGCCTTCAATACATCCAACACCACGAGCAATTGTGTCAAATTGGAAGAAGTAAGGTGATCCAATGTAAGTCATGCGAACAATGGCACGATCTAGCAAGATCAAGCCAAACTCCCCACCTGTCACCCCATGAATGTTGCCCCCATCGGCCACGATCTGGAAATCGGACTGGCTTGCGCCACCAGAAATCCAGTCAGTAAAGTCATTAATATCACACCATTGCACCTTGTTAGGATTTGTGCCGTTATCTAAATTAGCAGCAACAACAAAATCACGAACTACTGCAATGTATTCAGCTACAGGAGCGTTAGGAGATGCATCGCCAAAGTATGAGCTTTGTCCTAGCGTGTATGATTGAATTTTATTTTCGTTATTGGCAGCCAATATTGATCCACCAAACTGAATGAAATTCCACTTATCAATAGTTGAATAACCTTCAGCAATAACTGTGCCTGTTGCACTAGCGCTTGCAATTCCTTTATAAACAGTTCCAGTTGCAGCAGCACTTGGTATGTTTGAATTAGTTAGTGCATAAGAAAATGTATCTGTTGTTACTGCAGTAATTGTATAGCTACCATCAAAAACATTATTGCTGGCATCTACAGTTACATAATCACCAATAGAATACCCATGAGCAGCAGATGTAATTATCGCTACATTAGAAGTAAGTTCTACGTTTGTGATGGTTTTTGCTGTTGAGTATGTTTTAGCGTATGTAAATGTAGTTGTTGTAGGCGTACCTGTAATAACGTAAGCGCCATCAAAAGTATTATTGCTTGCATCTACAGTAACTGAGTCACCTGTGCTATAGCCGTGAGCTAAAGCAGTTGTAATAGTGGCTACATTAGATGTTAATGCTACGTTTGTAATAGTACGATCTACGCTTTTAGATACGTCATCTAAACTTAAATCTGATGAGTCAAATCTAAATAGCTTAGATGTACCACCTGCAAAGATGGTAGTAGTAGAGCTAAATCGGCCAGCAAATACATTGTTAAGGTTTTCACTTGCGCTTGCAGAATAGTTTACTGCCGTAGGAATTGGAATAAATCCTACTGCTGCAGGAATTACGTTATTAGCAATAGAAAGGTTCTCAACAATGCTAGGCTGGTCAGGAGTCCATTCCGTAAATGTTATGCGTTGAGTTGCCATTTTTATCCTTAACTAAATACTACGGCATTGATGTTTGAATGATCTGAATTTACCCCATCAGATGCTTCAGTTAATAATACAAAGCTTCTTGTTGTATTTGAATAACCTGCATTAAGTGATGCTTGACCACCTGTGCCAGTAGTAATTGTTGAATAATTAGCATCAGGCATTGCTGTTATAAAATTAACAATATATTGACCTGTTGCAATTCTTGATACGCAACTAATGTTTTTAGCATTTACAATATTACGCAATTCTAATGTAACATTACCGCCAGTTGATGCTGAAGCTCTTGTTACGTTAAATGTATTTGCATCGGTTACTGAATCAACAGTAAATACTGCATCACCAGCAGTTCCAGACGTAAAGTTTAAGAATACTCGATCACCAGCAGTTAATCCATGAGATGTAATTGAAACTACAACTGTAGTTGATGCTGATTGTGTATAAGTTCCAGTTTTATTATTTGCCACATTACCATTAAAAAATACAAAAGCACGAGCAGAGTAAGATGGCGCAGAACCTGTAGCTGTTGATAATGCTGTTGGTGTATATGTACCACTTCCCCATGTATTTGTAGTAGCAGTACCATTTCCTGTACCTACTCCAGTTGCTGTGAATACTACGCCAACTGTATTAGAAGCTGCGCCAATAGCCATAAAGTCTGTAGCTGTAGAGCCAATTGATGCAATAGTATATTCAGTACCAACTACAAAAGAACCTGCTGTTACTGTAGATGTTGTGCTAGATACTAAAACATTACCTGCTGTTCCTGCAGGAATAACAGATGGCGATGATATGCCATTACCAACTAATAAGTTATTAGCTTTTAATGTGCTTGCGCCTGTTCCACCATGAATAACTGATACAACACCACTAATATTTGAAGCAGCTACATATGATGAGCTTGTGACTGTACCTGTGTCTGCTGTACTTGGGTAATCAGTACCTGTTTGAGCATAAGTAAATGTAGTGCTTGTAGGTACGCTTGCAATAGTAAATGAACCATTTACGCTTGTATTTGTTACGGCAGCAACTGTAATATTGTCATTAACTAAATATCCATGCGCTGCTGACGTAGTAATCGTTACTACGTTTGTAGCACGACCAACATTTGTAATGGTACGTTGAGCAACAAAACCAGTACCGCCTTGAGCAACTGATAATGGTGTTGTAAGCCCACTCAATGAGGTAATGTCTGAGTTAGCACCTGACTTAGCTGCACTCAAATTAGTACGAGCATCTGTAGCCGTTTCAGCACCTGTACCACCTGATACAATAGCCAAAGCCTGACCGCTTTCAGAACCAGCTTGCCAGTCCTTTAAGTCAGCCATCAATTCACGGATAGCATTATTAATACCTGATGGAGAGCAACCTTCTGCAATATCAATATTGTTAATGTCTGTGTTATTAGCTGGTGTTGCGCTATAATCACTAATCTTATTTTTTGCCATATTTTATCCCTGTCTATTCCAAGTATTATTGCTAGGTAATGCTGTATTCCATGTATTATTTGATACCGCTATATCTGACCATGTATTTTGTGACGGTATAGAGCTTGACCACACATTGCTGCTAACAGAAGTATTATTCCATGTACTAGGTATTACAACTACATTGCTCCAATTATCACCTAATTTATTTCCATTAGCTATAACTGTAGCTACGCATGAAACAGATCCATAACCGCCAAATATTCCGTTACCATTAGCATTTACATAAGCATAACAATTTACGCTTGCATCACCAGAATATTCAACGCCACCTAAAGCAGTTACAGTAGCAAAGCCATCAATAGAACCAGATGCAGTTCTAATTCTAGTTGCATCAGATGATACTGTTGCGCTGGCTGTAATTGAACCTGAGTCAGTTCTAATACGAATCGAGTTAGAAGTAACTGTAGCCGTACCATTTACACTAGCATTTCCAGCATAGATAGCTGTAGAACTTGCAGAAACGCTCGCTAACGCATTAATTTGACCGCTTGATGTCCTAACCCTAGTTGCATCAGAAGTAACGCTTGCAGAGCCTGTAATTGATGCTGAATCTAATCTGATTGCATAAGCACTAGCTTCTACTTGAGCATTGGCTGTAATTACTGCACTATCTGTTCGTATTGCATAAGCATTAGCAGTAAGTGTTGCATCTGCTGTGATAGATGCTGAACCAAAGATTTCTGCTGCTGCTACTAGAGTCGAAAAAGGTACTTGAGCAAAAGCAGCTAATCCAAACATTATTACTCCTTAGTATTTAGGATAGCGTTGATTAATCTCAGCAATCTTATCTAGCCAATCTTGTTGCGTTTTAGAACCGCGTTGCCATTGAAAGAATATAGGGTCTGATTCTTCTTTATAAGCATTAGCCCTTAATTCTTTGTTTAGTTCATTTTCACGAGCAGATTTAACCCACTCTGTGCCATTCCAATCATAAGTATCGTCAGGTCTTTGAATAGGCACTTCAACAAGTGTATCGCTTACAGGAACATCATCTTCTAGTTCAATGTAAACACCACTTGGTTTAATGTAATATTTCATGTCAATCCTATTCGTAAATAATAGATGCTGCACCAGCATCAAAGTTACCTGTGCTAGTTGAAATTCTTACAGAAGTAACAGCAGCACCAGCATTAACAGCACCGCCACCAAATGCAGCTACGTTAGCGCCAAGACTAAACGAATGACTTTCTGACCATGTATTCCCTGTTTGCAATGCTAATGTCATTGTTCCACATAATGTGCTTGCAGCACCTTGAACCCTAATTACAAAAGCAGTGGTTGAATTTGATGTTGCTACAGTTGTTGATGCTCTTGTGCCATCTGATTGATATCCTGATGTTACCCATGTAGGAGTAGAACCTGTGCCAACTTGAATATTTAAATCTCCAGTTGATGCCATTGATACACCATTAAGCATAATGGTAATCTTTTTAGCCCAAGATGGAATAGATGTTGATAATGTTACAGATGTACCACTTGTAGTAGCTTGTGATGTGCCTGATATAACTTGCATACCACCAAGAGTAGATGTGATTACACCATCAGCATCAATACGCATACGTTCTGTGCCAACTGTAGAAAATCCCATAATTCCAGTTGTGCCAACTGACTGAATACGACAATCATAATCATCACTTGTCGTGTTTTTTAAATCAATATAAGCATCTCCTGTACTGCGTACAACTTCAATTGCTCCGCTATCTGAAAGAAGATGTATATAATCATCTGTACCAGTTTTAAATAATCCGCCACCATTAACTTCTAGTTTTTGTGTAGGACTACTTGTACCAATACCTACGTTACCAGAACTATCAATTCTCATGCGTTCTGTAGCACTTGTTAAAAATACTAAAGGAGATGCAGCTCCTTGATATATATTTAATGAATTTGAACCACCAAGCGTAGTATTTGTAGAACTATTTTGCAGTAAACCTGAAACGGTAGTACTTATATCATTTCCAAATAACAAGTTTGACCTTGCACTCGACCCTGAATTTGAGTTTATTACATTAACTGTTGTTTCTGCATTTTGATTCTTTACAATATTTACTATTGTAGTTGGACTAGCAGTACCAATACCTACATTGCCACTAGTATCTTTGTATATCTGACCAGAACCAACATTAATAACTGATGTATCACCTGTAAATCCATTAATTGTTGGATTTGTAAGTGTTTTATTAGTTAGCGTTTGAGCTGTTTCAATATCTACAGATTTTTCAGCAGGATATGTACAGAATACAAACTTAGTGCCTGCACTAAAGTCAACCAATGAACCACTATTAGATGATTCCAAAACAGTATCACGAGATAATGCGCCAGCACTTACAGTACCTACACCAACTTCCCACTCAGCACCATTTTGAATAGTGTAGTAAGTCGTATTAGTGTTACCAATAGCACTTGAGAATGTTTGAAAGCCTGTTACAGCTCCCAATAAAGTAAGCGAACCTGTGCCAGTAGTAGTCGAGGTTTCTTGTACTCTGTCTTTAACTACTAATGCCATGTTCTATCCTTACGCTAATGTTACTGAAAGTGAGCCTGATGCAATCTTGAAAATATCGCCTGTATCAATTGTTTTGCTTGCGTCTAATGCAGTATGGTATAAAAGATTACCGCTAGTAGAAGCATCCATAAGACCAATCCAAC